CTTCCATTTTGTTTCCCAGTCACGATCAAAAAGGTTGAAAAAATTAATTAATGCAACTAAAGAGTATGCAGTCTATTTCCCAGAAAAAAACGGGAGGAAAAAAAATGGAAGCATTCGGCGGTTTAGATCTGATTGATATAATTATACTCGTTGCTATTGTCTATATAGGCACCAAATTGTTCAACAAACTCAAAAAGCGTTGACAAACAGGAAAAGCTATGTAAAACAAGATTAGTTGCGTTTTTTAACGTCCGATAATATATACTATGGAAAAACACAACGTTAGCGACGCGATGCGTTGCGAAAAATCAACAAAAAAGGAGGTGATAAAAATGGCTCGATACCGCAAAAAAGTATCTAAACGCAGAAGCAAAAAAATGTTCCGTAGAACTGCTGGTTCCAAAAGTATAAACCGTAGACCCCACGCTAAAAGAGGAGGTATCAGATTGTAATGGGATCCTGTACTTCACCAATGATTATTCGAAATAATAAGGGTGAACCAGAAAGTGTGCCATGCGGGATGTGCGAAGACTGCAGGCTTGAGAAAGCATCCCAATGGGCTTCCCGCTGTGTACACGAAGCACAAATGTATAAACACAATTCATTCATAACATTAACCTATGCCCCCGAACACTTACCTCCAGACCATTCAGTTCACAAAAATGAGCTTACAGAATTTATAAGAAAATTAAGACGTAGCGAATATTATCCCGGCTCAATGCCTATCTTTGATAATGCTATGCGATTACAATATTATAGAGCTAAATGGCATAAAAAATACAGAGAGGTAAAAACTCAAAAAGAAGGAAAATTAATCCGCTTCTACGGCTGCGGAGAGTACGGCGAAAAATTAGGCCGTCCACATTATCATGTCTTACTCTTTAATCATGATTTCAAAGATAAAGAAATACTCCGTGGTCAACAACTTAGTTGGACAAAAACTCACTTCACACAAGGCAACATTCACACTCTTTATAAATCAGAAACCCTTGAAAAAATATGGGGCAAAGGATTCTGTACTATAGGAGAGGTTACTTACGATTCTGCCGGTTATGTTGCTCGATATATAAGAAAAAAAGTTTTAGGCGATATAAATGTTCAAGCCGACCATTACAACGGAAAACATCCCGAATTCGCCTTGATGTCTCGTATGCCTGGAATTGGACTTCCATGGCTCAAAAAATACCTTACCGACGTTTACCCGAAAGATTTCTTCACTATTAACGGTATCAGAAAACGCCCACCCAGATTCTATGATGATTATCTGGCTAAATGTAACCCAACCCTCTACGAAGAATTAAAAACAAAACGAAAGGAGGCAATTGTAGAGGAAGATTCAAAGCGAATGTACGAGCGATCAAAACACAGAAAATTAATTACTCAACCACTTATTAGGAGTTTAGAAAATGGAAATTAACGACCTTCAAGACACTTGGGAAAACAATCAAGACACTTGGGAAAACAATCAAGATATTCTCGGTATGTTCTCATTCTATGACAAAAAATCAAAAAGATATGATACCCCGTTTTTTTGTCAGTCAATCACATTTGCAAAAAGACATTATGTTATGGTTACAGAAAAAGAATCAATGATAGGTCGATTTAAGGAAGACTTTGACCTTGTTATGCTCGGTACTTTCGACACCATCACCACTAAATATACACACAATCCCGATACTATTATTTTCGGTCAAAAACCAAAGGAGAAAAAATAAATGAAATCAGTTATGTCCCACAGATTCAGTGAGGCCCCACAAGTTAATATACCTCGCTCAACTTTCAATAGATCACATGGAGTAAAGACTACGTTCGATGCTTCATATCTCGTCCCTATATTCCTTGATCAGGAAATTTACCCCGGTGACACAGTAAACCTTAGCTTAACAGGTTTTGCCCGGCTTGCTACACCCATTTACCCTCTTATGGATAATATGTTTATGGAAACCTTCTTTTTCTTCGTTCCATTCAGACTCTTATGGGAAAATCACCAAAAATTCCATGGTGAACAAATAGATCCCGGTGATAGCATTGACTATACAATACCACAGGTTACTGGAAATAATATTTCTAACGAAACTCTTTGGGATTATTTTGGCTTACCTACCAAAGTAGCTGCCGACATATCTGTAAATGCTTATGCCTTTAGAGCTTATAACCTTATATACAATGATTGGTTCCGTTCTCAGGACCTCCAAGATTCTCTTATAGTAGATACCGACAACGGCCCGGACACTTTAACTGATTATGTTCTCAAACGCAGAACTAAAAGGCATGATTATTTCACCAGTTGTTTACCTTGGTTACAAAAAGGCGATGCTGTACAATTATCTCTTGGTGATTCAGCACCTATCACCGGATTGGGTAAAAACAATCAAATTTTTGATAGTTCTACTACTTCCGTTTATGAAACAGATGGAGTTGGAACCAAATCTTATACATCTTCTAGTCGATTTGACGGTGGAAACGTAAACCAAATATGGTATGGAGAAGAAGATCCGGACAATTCTGGTTATCCAAACATTCGAGCTGATTTATCCGCTGCTACAGCAGGAACTATAAACGAACTTCGTCAAGCTGTACAAGTTCAAGCACTACTGGAAAAAGACGCGCGTTCTGGAACTAGATACATAGAAGTCATTAAAAGCCATTTTGGCGTAACTTCATCAGATGGTAGACTACAGAGACCCGAATACCTTGGTGGAGGTTCAACCCCTGTCCTTATTAATCCTGTCCAAACTACGGCTGGCGGCCCCGGATCAGGCACTGGCGAACTTGGTGCTCAAGGTGTCGCTGCTTTCAAAGGTCACGGCTTTAATAAATCATTTACCGAACATGGTCTTATCATGGGCCTTGTAAATGTACGAGCAGACTTAACATATCAGGAAGGTATAGACCGGTCATGGTCACACCAGACCCGTTATGATTACTATTATCCTAGTCTTGCCAATCTTGGTGAACAAGCTGTTCTCAATAAGGAAATATATGTCGATGCCACAACAATTGGCGCTGGAACCGATGAAGATGTATTTGGCTATAACGAACAATGGTCACATCTCAGATATAAACGTTCTCAGATAACTGGAAAAATGCGTTCTAACGATTCAGCTACACTTGATGCATGGCATTTAGGTGTCGAATTCGGAACGCAGCCTACTCTTGATTCATCCTTTATTGAGGATAATCCACCCGTTGATCGCTGTATAGCTGTCCCAACTGAACCACACTTTATCTATGACAGTTATGTCAATTATCGTCATACCAGACCACTACCAACTTACTCAATTCCCGGATTTGTATCCCACTTTTAATATGTGGAAAATCTATATAATAAAATTTATCTTAAGGAGATTAATCATGAACGAAACTACCTATAAATTACTCTTTACTTTGCTTGGAAACATCTATTCTAATATCCTTCGTGGCACTATTGTTTCCGCTGTTGAAAAAACTGACAATCCTATTGACGATGCTATTGTCAACCTTCTTGACTATCTACTCATTCCTACAAAGACTGAATAAATGCTCGGTGCATTATTAGGAGCTGGCGCTGCCATTGGTAGCGCCTTAATAAACAAGCGCTCTGCAAAAGATGCCGGTAACGCTTCCCGGGCTGCATCCGCAGAGGCATTTGAAAGAGACCATGAGGCCTATAAAACCAGATATCAAGACACTACCACAGATATGCGTAAAGCCGGTTTAAATCCTATTCTGGCTGCGTCCGGCGGTTTCAATGTCGGTAATTCGGTTACATCAAATATGCCTCAAACCTTCATGCCTGAACCTATCAACTTTGCATCTTCGGCCGAAAGTATAGGCAAAGCTATGGAATCATCAGCCAACGTAGAAAAGACAAAGGAGGAAACAAAATTAACAGCTAAAAAAGTTGTTCATGAATATGAAAAAATATTAAAAACTCGTGCAGACAAAAAATTGGTAACTGCTAAAGAAAAAGAATCAGTTCAACAGCAATTAAACCTTTTAAAAATGCATGAAAAATTAATGGCAGAAATCAGACACACTGATGCCAGTACGGAAACTCTTAAAACAAAATTAAAACCTTTAAAACTTCTAAATAAACGCATCATGGAAGGCCAGATGCGTCTCGAAGAATATACAAAATTGTATAAAAATTCTACATCAACCGTAAAAGTATATCTCAAAAATGCCCTTGAACAAGTTAAGGGAAAATTAAAAAATTTCTATATAGAAAATGGAGGACAATAATGTCTAAGGCTTATAGAGAACTTACAAAAACTGAATCAAACCCAACCACTACAAAGGAAATGCGGGAGCATTGCAAACGCCCTGGCACTATGGACGAAAATGGAAATCCTATATACTTCACTGAGCAAGCCCACAAAGATATCTGTAACGTCAATAATATTATTAAGAAATATGACAAAACGGGCATTATTACCCATGTGTCACAATTTGAGGCTCAATACGGTGATATGACTGGAATGGACTTTAAACAAGCCCAAGACTTAGTTCTTGGTGCTCAAAAGAAATTTGATGAATTACCATCAAAGATACGAAAATACTTCGATAACACACCAGAAAAACTCTTGGAATTTATGGAAAACCCTGACAACAGGGAAAAAGCCATTGAACTTGGCTTAATAAACCCGAATTGGACAGAACTCACCGATCGTGACTGGGAAAC